TCGTTTTGGTAAATTGTTTTTCTTTTAGGGGTATTTTTTTTTTTTTTTTTTTTTTTTTGAAAAACTTTTTATACATAAAAATGTCCCTTGTGTAATTAAAGAAAAGAGAAAGAGAAATCACTCTAAGTATCCTCCTAAGGCAGTACCTGCATTATTCAGTAGTAGCCACTATATTACTTCATATAGCTGTCCACTCAGAGCTATCCTCTTTATAGGAAATCCCCCCCTTCGTCACCTACACCTGGTGAAGCGAGAAAAGTAAGTTGTTGTTGTAACTCGCTTGCTTGGGTTGCTTTCTCCATTCGAGAGCCTAGATTACCAGCGGCACCACAGATCTTCCCATACGCATACTTGCGTTCTAGGTTGAATTCGTGCCAGTTTCGGATCGAAACCTGATAGCCTTGAGATCGGATTATCTCAGCGGCTCTATGAACAAGAAAGTCATAAGTCTCACGCCCGTGTTCAGCAATGTAGCGAGCGTAAGTATCGAAATTTGTTTGTAGGCAGTCTTCGAGTACTCTGCCTTCTTTTGTCCAGTTCATAAGTTCGAAAATTGGTTCCAATTGAACTGGAGCCCAGCAAATATCTGCATATTCTGGGTCTTGTCGGAACTTTCGTTTTAGGAATTGTGCTTCATTCATTTTGACGAATGGTACAAACTCATCCCCTTTAGTAGCCATAGTATACTGGAAACCATGTACGGTCATTACTGTACCGATGTTAACCATATTAAAGTAATCTACAGCTTCAGAGGATTCGCCTATGTCATCGTCGCCGAAATACACTCCTGTGACATTCGCGTCGTACACATCCATAACGTTTGTTCCTCTTGTGTCGTACTCATCCCATAGGTCTTCATCAGAATTATCTGGTTTGAGCAGTCGGTTTTGTCCGTTGACGAGCATTGGTAATAGTGGTCCGTCGAATGCAATATTCAAGTACATTTCCATAAAGCACGCTCTCATCATACAATCATTGGGTTGGGAATTAAAGATGGTGGTCAATAAACTCCCAGAATTATTACCGTGA